CGCAGGTTGTTAACGATGAAAAAACTTTCAAATCGAAAAACGAACTTGCACCACACTCCACGTGTATTAAACGCAGATATACTTGGAGAGCCGGAAGCCTCAAACGACCTAGGTCGAGAGGAGCCACCGGCACCATTTGGTCGAGAGGCTCGACAAACGGTTGCGTCAATTATTTCACAACAGGTGTTAATTGACGATGCCTCTTCTCACAATCGGACGATTTCCGATGTGCGAGTGACACGGGCGCGTGTCATGGGCATACTTCGTGGTTGGTGTCTTGTGCTCGCGCACCACCGAATCACATTAACGTGTCTGAAAGATTTTGTCAGACAAGTCGTCGTTTACCTCAACGTCGACGAACGTTCATTCTTGAAACGTGCAAAGTACCTTTGCACATTTCCACTCGCACGGTATTTGAACAATCCGTTACCGAGTAGCGATACACCTTTTTCCTTCACTGGTGTTTTTCGACGTTGGGCCCGTACTCGGCTCCACGTCTTTAGTTTATCCAATACCCACCTTTGGATGTCGTTCCTACAGTCGAAGCGCGCGGCGCTTCCGATTTCGAACGACCTGATTCTTGACTGTTATCAGAAACATCGCTTGGCTATGATGACTCGGGACCCGATTACTAGAGCTCTCAGAACGGAAGTTCTGGAATTGCTCAAACCGGTTCTCGACGACATCCTCGCAGGAATATTAGGGAGAAGGATACGCCGTCAGACTATGTCCGCGGGTGACACCCATTGTCACTCAGCGTCGACATCTGCTGCGTATGAGGCCAACCGAAGTCTCGGGGGGCAAATGGGGGCGTTGGCAAACTTTAATAAGTACTCAAAGCGATTTCGAACTCGAACATTTCGCGATGACATCTTCGAAAGAGCCTTTCTGGCTGGTCGTGATTCGATTCTTAACTCCCAGGAGTTTTCGAATTTCATTCACGGTCAGACGGACTGGTTCAAAGAGAAGCGCTTAGAAAAAGATTTGCCAGGCGAGACGATACTCGCCGGGGAAGTTTATGTATCACCGATCAAATCAAATTTGGATCTTGTACGTGACTTCATTGGTTTCGATAACCAGGTGCCGATATATACTGATTACTCTGACTACGACAAGTTCGTGGGTCATGGTTACTTTGTCCCAACGGAACAGACAAAGATTTTTCTCGACGCTGTCGGCTTGGAGTGTTCCTCAATTGATGAGCACCTCGAGCTAGCGGCGGAGTCAAAATTCAATATTAATCACAACCTGGCTTCGGGACAACACGAACGGGCTCAAAAGCTCAGTCTGAGGGTTCGCCGCTTGCGTGCGAAAATTCAATGTGTTGTCGAACCACTGAAAGGACGTGTGATTTCTAAGGGTGAGTGCACTATCTACTACTCGGGTAAAGCATTCCAACGTGACGTTCATTCTGTCATGCGTGAGATGCCTTGTTTTCGTTTGATTGGTCGGCCGGCTTGTCCGACCGATCTGATTGATCTGAAAATTCCGAATGGTGAGATGTGGATCTCTGGTGATTATGA